TGCCGGAAACTCGACCACGTGCCACTGATCAGACTTCGGTTCTTTTTGGTTCGCTATAAGTTTTGCTGTTAAATCTTTTGTTGACCAACGTGTCATTACCAAGACGATCTTACCGCCTGGTTGTAAACGCTGACGTGGTCCTGATGTATACCATTCGTAAGCTCGTTCTAATGCGTCAGGGCTAAGTGCATCTTGCTCCGAGTGTGGATCGTCAATGATTAATAGATCCGCGCCTCGTCCTGTAATAGCTCCACCTACACCAGCAGCGAAGTACTCACCGCCTTGTGCCGTCTCCCAACGACCTGCAGCTTTCGAGTCTTCTTGTAGTGTAGTTTTAAAAATTTTTTGATAATCTTCACTATCAATAAGATGCTTGGCTTTACGACCAAACCTTACGGCTAGTTCTGAATTGTGTGTGGTTTGTATGATCTTGAGTTTCGGTTCACGGCCCACCATCCACGATGGCAAGAGATAAGAAGCAAACTCAGACTTCGTGTGCCTTGGTGGCATGTTCACGATCAAACGTTTTATTTCACCAGTTGCCAACTTATTAAATTTTTCTGCTATGTGTCTGTGATGCGAGCCTTCAACAAAATCAGGCCACATACATTTTACAAAAGATAAAAAATCTTTTCTAGCTTTATTTTGTATTTTCTTTTCGGCATGTAAAACTTGAAGTTGCTTGTAGGTTCGTCTTACATCTGCAGGAAGTTTACTTATATCTATTTCTTTTACATTCATAAAAATTTTTTAAAAAATTTTTTGCACTTATTTAAGGTGTTCATTTTGTTTTTACCAGCTATAACTGTCTAAATCAAGCAATACAACCTAGAGTAGTGGGACCCCTTTTTACATAAAAGGGGGGATGGGGTCGCGATACAACTTGTAATTGAGATCCCATTAGGATCCATTAGCCGCGAAGCGGCGACCCCGCAGGGGTCGCCACAACTTGTGGTTGTTAGTCTAGTAATACCATATAAGCTTTAGCATTCATCTTACTAAACTTACTCAATCCCTTTTGCATAGCGTCATACTTCTCGTCGATCTCATCTTGCTTAACTTGCATATATACTTTGTGTTCGTCCTCAGTTAGGTCAATACTTTGTCCTGAGTATGGGTTTGTTGTTTTAATCATAGTCCTATATTATCCTACTATTAATCGTTTGTCAAATGTTCATCTGACCTTACCCAACCATTCTCAGATATATGATACGTCTGCTCACTAAGCTTACGCTCACGATTAAATGTTATTGGTCGTTGAGCCACGATATTTTGTATGTTGGCATTAATCCAATCGTGTTGACAGCCCGTAGTACAGAAGATTGTATATGGTCCATAATGATTTTCGTGAATTGGAAAATATGCATTGCGTCCTTTGAGTCTTTTACTTGATTTATTAAATCGGTCCTTGGTCGGTCGTGTATGACAATTCGGACCTTGGCATGGATATTTCATGTTCTAACCTTTGCCTCTCCAGTTGCCATTCTCCAACCCTCGTTATCTAAATCCCAGTACACTAAACATGGAACACCATTTTTAGATACAAAAGATTTTCCTTTCGTTCCGTCAGGTTTATCGTACTGACCTTTCCTTGTAATAAATTTTGCGTGTTTCTTTGCGTAGTAAGTTATATAAAACATTTCGTCCTTTCTGTTATCTGGGATAATATATTATCCCAGATAATATGTCAAGTGTTAATTAACGCTTTGTTTTTCGTATTGTATTCTTGCCTTAATTTTATCCTCTCTAGTTTGATTTTTGTTTTTCATACCTTTGATTAAGTTTGCAAGATTGC